GTAATTGCAGACCCGGCACCTAGAACGGAACCTGTTGTAAATGAAAAACAAAGTTAGTAATATATTAAAAGAAACTAAAATTTTGGATTCAAAATCCTACAACGAATTAACGCCTGTTATGAAAGAATCTATTAAAGAGATTTATAGATTAATTGAAAAAGAACAAACAGACGTATTAACAAGATTTGATAAAGCCATAGAAAAGGTTGTGGCATCTCGTAATATAAAAAAAGAAGATATTGAAAAATATTTTGATAAAGAAATAAAAGAACAAATAGGAGTTTAAAGGAACTATGGCAACATTTACAAAAATTTTATCTGATACAAAAACACACGCCAAAGTATTACTAAGCTTTGACAACGATTCTGCTACGACTGCGGCCGCTGTTGACGCAAGTGCTTTGAGCGATCACGCTAACGGTGCAAAATTACATATCACACATATTAATCACGGTATTGTAGGACGTGTTCAATTACAATTTAAAGGTTCATCAGCTGATGTTGAGGCAATAGATATAACAGGATCAAATACTTATTATGGAGCTGTAATTAAAAATACTGCTACAAACACAGGTGCATCAGGTGGTGATATAGAAGCTGTTTCAGTAAGTGCTTCAGGATATATTTTATTAACGTTACAAAAAATAGGTTTTGCTGAAAACGCATAATATATATTATGACTATATCAACTACAACACTGGTAGATGATAATTTTAAAACTATAATAAAAGCCAGTGGTGTAGGTAATGAAACGGAACAATTGTTATTAGATGCTTCTGAATTATTAAATGCAACAAGTGAACCTAGAGTATCTATAGCAAATGTTTATTTTGAAGTTAAAGGAACAGGAAAAATAAATTTTAATTTTGATTCTGAAGAATCAATTTTAGAAATAAGTGGTAATGGTAATTATGGTTTAAAACCTGGAGAACCAAAAAAGAAAAGTGTATCAACAGGTAGTGGCGATATTTTACTAACAAGTGACAGTAATGTAACAAGTTATAATCTTGTTATAGAATGTCACAAAGAAACAGGATTTACAAACTAATGGCAGACGTAGTTACAACACAAACAATAACTGATACATCAGGTGTAAAATTTGTAATAAAACTTACAAATCTATCTGATGGCACTGGTGAAACTAATGTATTAAAAGTAGATGCTTCAAATACTACTTTTATGACAGAAGATGGTAATAGAAAAATCAGTAAAGTTTATTATTCAGTTAATACAGCTAATTCTAAATCAGCCGTTGAATTAAAGTGGGACGGTGCAACAGCCTCAACAGCTTTGTTACTTTCAGGTCAAGGATTTTTTGATTTTAGAACAGCAGGAAATGAGATACCAAATAATGCAACAACACCAAACGGTGATGTGTTATTATCAACTAAAAATTTTGCAAACGGAGATAACTATTCTTTAGTAATAGAGTTTAGATAATTATAAATAGTAGAGAGAGAACTATGAAACTTATAAGAGAAGAAATCAACGACGCTACGTATATCGTAGAAGAAAAAGACGGTAAGAAAAACTATTCAATAAAAGGAATATTCTTACAAGCAGACATTAAAAACCGTAATGGTAGAGTTTATCCAAGTGGTGTTTTAATGAAAGAAGTCAAAAGATATAACAAAGAATTTATCAATCAAAATAGAGCGTTTGGCGAATTAGGCCATCCAGAAGGACCAACTGTGAACTTAGAAAGAGTATCACATATGATTAAAAAGTTGTATCCAGAAGGAAAAAATTTCATAGGTGAAGCAAAAATTATGGATACTCCATACGGAAAGATTGTAAAAAGTCTTATTGATGAAGGCGCTAAATTAGGTGTGTCATCAAGAGGTATGGGTTCTTTAGTACAAAAAAACGGTCAAAACTTTGTAGGAGAAGATTTTTACTTAGCAACGGCCGCTGACATTGTGGCAGATCCATCTGCTCCAGATGCCTTCGTAGAAGGCATTATGGAAACAAAAGAATGGGTGTGGAACAATGGTATTCTTGTGGAACAAGATGTAGAAAATTGGAAACAAGAATTAATTAAGACAAAAAGACTTGAACTGGCTGAAAAAAAGGCTAGTATATTCAAGGACTTTTTAAGTAAACTTTAATAGAAAATCAATTTATTATAAATATCACTATAAAAGAGAGATATTTTAATCGATTAAAATAAAAAGGAGATTTCTCAAATGGCTACAGAAAAACAAGTAGAAGTCAAAGCAGAAACAATAGTTGAAGAAACTGTTGCTGATGCTCCAAAGAAGAATGCTGTAGCAGCTGAACCTACTAAGCTTTCTAACGAAGCTCAAGATCTAGGTGCAGCGGTTGTTAAACCAACAGACAGCAATCCTGACGCTACAAAAAATAATAAAAAAGTTTCTGACGCACAAAACGCAAAAGCTGCAGATGTTGACGCTAGTAAAAAACCAGATACAGAAGCTGGTGTTACTAAAGTTGCTACTCCAGGCGAATCGTTAAAAGTAGAAGAAACAGAAAAAAAAGAAGAAGAAGTAATTGACGTTTCTGATGATGTTAAAGCATTAATCGGAGATGAAAAATTAACAGAAGAATTTAAGGCAAAAGCTGCAACTATTTTTGAAGCTGCTATCAAATCTAAATTGAAAGTAGAAAAACAAAAAATCGAAGATGGTTACAAGAAAAAACTTAAAGAAGAAGTTGATACTGCAAAAGCAGAACTTGTTGAAAAAGTTGATTCATACTTAAACTACGTAGTTGAAGAATGGATGAAACAAAACGAGATTGCTATTGAAAGAGGTATCAAAGGCGAAATCGCTGAGGACTTTATTAGTGGTCTGAAAAAATTATTTGAAGATCATTACATTAATGTTCCAGACGAAAAATATGATGTGTTAGAAGATCAAGCTTCTAAAATCGAAGAGCTTAACAAGAAATTGAACGAGCAAATCGAAACTAACGTTAAATTAAATTCTGAAATTGGTAAGTTAACAAGACAAGATATAGTAGATGCTGTATCTTCTGATTTAACAGATACTAATAAAGAAAAGTTTAATAAATTAGCAGAAGAAATTGAATACACTAACGCTAATGAGTTTAAGAATAAAGTAACGACTATTAAAGAGTCTTATTTTAATACATCAAAAGAAATTTCATCTAAAAATGAAATAGATAACGTTGCCGAAGGCGAAACAACGCAAGTTGATTTGTCAAACGCTATGACTGCTTATACGGCCGCTATCACTAAAACAAAAGACCTAATTAAATTAGGTTCTAAAAAATAAAGGGAGAATAAAAAAGATATGTACTTATCTGAACAACTAGTTAAAAAATGGCAGCCGGTTCTTGAACATCCAGAACTCCCAAAAGTAACGGATAGTTACAAGAAAGCGGTTACCGCTGTTATCTTGGAAAACCAAGAGAGAGCACTAAGAGAAGATAGAGCATTTATGTCAGAAGCTGCTCCTATGAACAGCACTGATGCATCTTACGTACAAAATTGGGATCCAATCCTAATTTCTTTAGTAAGAAGAGCAATGCCAAATCTTATCGCATACGACATAGCTGGCGTACAGCCAATGACTGGTCCAACTGGACTAATCTTCGCTATGAGAGCAAAATATCAATCACAAGGATCTAGCTCAGAAGCATTATTTGATGCTGCTGATACAGATTACTCTGGAAGAAACAAAGCTGGTTCATCAACAGGTGGTTTTTCATCAACTGCTGATTCAGGAACTAACCCAGCGTTATTAAATGACAGCCCTGCTGGCACTTATACAACTGGAACAGGTATGTCAACTGCTGCTGCTGAAGCACTAGGTGACTCATCTGCTAATAGCTTTGCTGAAATGGCATTTTCAATCGAGAAATCGACTGTAACTGCTAAATCAAGAGCTCTTAAAGCTGAATACACAATGGAACTTGCTCAAGATCTAAAAGCAATCCACGGTTTAGATGCTGAAACTGAACTTGCAAATATTTTATCTGCTGAAATCCTTGCGGAAATCAATAGAGAAGTTGTAAGAACAATTTACACTAATGCTGAAATCGGCGCTGCTGCTGGAACAACAAACGCAGGTATCTTTGATTTAGATACAGACTCTAACGGTAGATGGTCTGTTGAAAGATTTAAAGGCCTAATGTTCCAAGTAGAAAGAGAAGCAAACACAATCGCACAAAGAACACGTAGAGGAAAAGGTAACATTCTGATCACTTCTTCAGATGTTGCATCTGCTTTACAAATGGCTGGCGTGTTAGACTATACACCTGCATTAAACAACAATCTTAATGTAGATGACACTGGTAACACTTTTGCTGGAATATTAAACGGAAGATATAAAGTTTATATCGATCCATATTCTGCAAACGTAAACACAGCTAAGCAATTCTTTGTAGTAGGATACAAAGGTACATCACAGTATGATGCCGGAATATTCTACTGTCCATACGTTCCACTACAAATGGTGAGAGCTGTTGGTCAAGATAGCTTCCAACCAAAAATTGGATTCAAAACAAGATATGGAATCCAAGCTAACCCATTTGCTGAAGCTGGTGCTTCAACTGCAACTGCGGTTATCAATGGTGCTGGTTCTGCTAACGCAAACAGATACTACAGACGAGTACAAGTAACTAACTTAATGTAATTTACTTGTTACAATCTGTAACACAATTAAAGGGTCGGTCTAAAAAACCGACCCTTTTTTTTTGACTAAATATTAATATGACAGTTACAAACGCATTAAGTAGACAACCTACAAAACTAGACTACGCTAGTCCTACACAGTTTAAATTTAATATTATTAAATTACCTAAAGTAGAATACTTTTGCACAGCCGTTAACATACCTGGTATTTCTATAAATTACGTAGAACAACAAACACCATTAAAGGATATACCACATCCTGGTGAAAAACTTAAATATGGTGATTTGCAAATGACTTTTATTGTAGATGAAAATTTAGAAAACTTCCAAGAAATACACGGTTGGTTAGTAGGTTTAGGATTTCCTGATGGATATTCAGATTATAATACGTTATTAGAAGCAGGTAAAGATAGGTTTCCAACAAGTAAATCTAGTGTAAGTAATGAGTTAGGAAAAATAAGATACCCTGCTCCGTCACAAGGGGCCGCATTATCCGACGCAACCCTATTGGTACTTACAAACAAGAACAATCCTGTGGTAGAAGTAAGATTTAAAGACGTATTCCCTATATCATTAGGTGGATTACAATATAATCAACAGGCCACTGATATAAATTATCTATCTGTAGATGTTACTTTCAAATATAGTATTTACAATTTTGCAAATATTAATGCTTCCTCAACAACAACGGTTACAACATAGGTTGATTTTTTTATAGTTTTGTGATATAATTATATTATGGATTTAGAACAATTACAATTAGAAGCAGATAAAGACCTTAAAATTAATGATACTGAATTAGATTTAGAATCATTAAAAACTCCACAATTACATAACAAGTATATGAAACATTATACTAAATTTAAATTGTTATTGACTCGTACAGAAGATGAATTAAAAACAATTAAACGTGATAAGTGGGAATATTATACTGGTAAAGCCGACCCCAGCGTGTATCAGGCCAAACCTTTTGATTTAAAAATTATGCGAACAGATATTGACAAATATTTAGAAGCTGATGAAGATATACAAAGATTAACTCAAAAAGTGGCCTATTTAATTACAGTGGTAGATTTTTTAGATAGAACATTAAGAGTTATTGTCAATAGAACATATACAATAAAAAATGCCATTGAGTGGCGTAGATTTACAAGCGGCGCCGTTTAATGTACTTAGAAAATAATCATTGTATATCTATAGGATATTTTGATAAAGCATTTTGTGATTATGTTATTAACATTTCTGAAAAAAATGCTTTGGCGTTGGCTGAAATAGATTCTAAATTAGGTAATAAAAAAACTAGAAGTTCTAAAGTAGTTTTTATAAAAGATGATAAATTAAATACTAGTTTAACAAGAGTTATTAATGAACATAATAAAAATGCAAAATGGAATTTTCAAATAAAAGAATTTGAACCATTACAATACACTGTATATGAAATTAACGATCATTATGACTGGCATATAGATTCTCATTCATACGTTTATCCAAATGGTATGATAAGAAAAATAAGTTTTACATTATGTTTAAATGAAGATTATGAAGGAGGTGAATTTGAAATTTCTAAACCTAATCCAAAACCTGAAAAACATATTAATTTAAAGTTTAAAGATAAGTTTACACTAGGAACAGTTATATCATTTCCATCTTTTGTTTGGCATAAAGTAAATCCTGTTACAAGTGGTACAAGAAAAGTATTAGTAGGTTGGTCAGTAGGTCCTCAATTTACTTAATATGTATGACACTTACCAAATATATTATTATAGATAAAAAAAACGAAGTATATCTTAAAATAGAAGCTGATGATTCTATTCGTAGAGATTTAGGTGAATATTTTACTTTTGAAGTTCCTGGTTATAGATTTACTCCACAATTTAGAAATAGAGTTTGGGACGGCAAAATAAGATTATTTTCTTATGCAACTGGCCAGATTTATGCTGGTTTGTATCCATACATTGTTAATTGGTGTAATGAAAACAAAATACAAATTGTTGATGGTACTAAAATAAAAGATATAGAAGTAGATAAAAATTTAGTTGATAAATTTATATCTGGTTTAAAGATACCTATTGAATTAAGAGATTATCAAAAAGAGGCTTTCATACACTCTTTACAAAAAACACGCTGTTTATTATTATCGCCTACGGCCTCTGGTAAATCATTAATAGTTTATCTATTAGTGAGATTTAATTTACTGAGATTAAAAGATAAACCAAATAATAAAATATTAATTATAGTACCAACAACGTCACTTGTTGAACAGTTATTTAAAGATTTTAAAGATTATGGTTGGAATCCTGATCGCAATGTACATAGAATATATCAAGGCCACGATAAAGAAACAAATAAGAATGTTATTATTTCTACTTGGCAATCAATTTACAATATGCCTAAAAAATGGTTTAAATCTTTTGGTATGGTCATAGGTGATGAATGTCATTTATTTAAGGCCGTTTCTTTAAGTAAGATAATGACTAAACTAGAAGATTGTAAATATAGAATAGGTCTTACAGGTACTTTAGATGGTACAAAGACTAACAAATTGGTTTTAGAAGGCCTTTTCGGTGCAGTAAATAAAGTTACATCTACTTCAGAATTACAAGAAAAGAAACAACTGGCCGATTTAAAAATTATATGTTTAATACTTCAACACGATAATCACTCTAAACATTTTTTAAAAGATA